AACGCTGATAAGAGGTACGCACCATGTCCTCGCCCGCCCTGCTCTTGCAGAGCGTCCATCTCCACAGACCTACCCTCATGGTCGGCTTGTGTCTTCCGTTGATGTCATCGTCGTGAAGGTGGTATTCCTCTCTTGTTTCTCTCTTGGGCCATTCGTATCCGCAGCACGGACATGTATGGGATTGGATCGCCACGATTTCATCACAGTTGGGGCATATCTTCGAGGGTGCGACACCCTTTCTTTTAGACCTTTTCTGTTCAGGAGGTCTGACGTCGGCCACGGGTCCGTGAGTGCGGATGTTGCCTGCGAAATCGAGTACGAGACAGTCGGTTGATTCAGTCTTCGGCCTCAGTCCTCGTCCGACTTCCTGCATATACAGACCGGGCGAAAGAGTCGGCCTCATCATCACGATGCAGTCGATCTCCGGATAGTCGAATCCGGTGGTCAGTATTGCCGTGTTCGTCAGAAAGCGGATTTTCCCTTCCTTGAACGCATTGATGATCCTGTCCCGCTCTTCTGCCGAACATCTGCTCGACACAGCTTCGGCGGTCTCGCCCTTTTCACGGAGAATGTCCCTCACATGCTCGGCATGGTCGATTCCGCAGCAGAAGAACAGGATGTGACGTCTGCCTTCGGTCCTTCTGAGAGTTTCGTCGATGACCGCCCTGGTGGTGAGATCCTTGTCGATGGCGTCCTGAAGATCTTTCTCCACATAGTCGCCGCCCTGGATTCTCGCATGCTCGGCAAGCTTGAGCAGTTCTTCCTTCGTCGCCTTGCTTCTGAGTACCGCAAGGATTCCCCTGTCCTGGAGTTCCCTTATTCCGATGGTCTTTATCAGCGGTGCGTCGAAGATCGCAGGCTTATCGGTTATCATTCCGTGTTTGAGTCTGTAAGGCGTCGCCGTGAATCCGATGACGGTCAGGTCGGGATTTGTCTCCCTCAATCTCTGGATGAACGTGAGATACATGCCCGTTCCATCGACGGGTATCATGTGTGCCTCGTCAACGAGCAATACATCAATATGTCCGAACTCGGAAGCATGACGGTATAGGGACTGGATTCCGCCTATGGTGATGGGCATTCTGATATCCCTTTTCTTCAGTCCCGCCGAATAGATTCCGACGGGTGCTTCCGGCCATATCTTGAGCAGGGCGTTGGCGTCCTGCGTTATCAACTCTTTCGTGTGGGTTGCCATGAGGATTCTGATGCCGGGGTTCGCCTCAAGGTTTTCCTTGCAGAATGCGGCGATCAGATATGACTTCCCGCTCCCGGTCGGAGCCTCGATGCAGGGGTTTCCCTGATTGGCCCCGAACCAGGAGTAGAGGTCGTTGAGTGCTTTCCTCTGATAGTCTCTGAGTTCTATCATGGGTTGTGACTCCCAAGGTCCGGATGGACCGTATAGTCCGTACATCCCATCAGCTGATTCTCGTACGGGATCTCCATGCGGTAGAGCGAACACATCGCCCTTCCGTCACAGTCCGGCGAGAAGTGTCTGCATGTACGGCAGTTGAGTTCCGTGGTCTGGTGCGTCTGATGACAGAATGACCAGCACGGACACATCTTGCATTTGTAGAAGGTCGGGTCTTTGGAAAGACCCATCGGCATGAACGGCTCGACGGCGATGTCCTCTCCTCTTCTGACGAGATCCTGCGCCTCGGTACGTTCGAGTTTCACCCTTTCGGCGTACAGTTCCTCGTTGTTCTTGTTGACGGCGAGATACAGGGCGCGGTCGAGTTTCCTTCCGAGCATATAGACCTGGCACTGTGTCCAGTGCATGAACTTGGCTTCCTTGACGCCTTTCTTCTTCAGTTCCTCGAAGGACTTGTCGTTGTGCGTCTTGAATTCCACGACATGCGGTGTCTTCGGTGCTTCGGGAAGTCCGCTCTCGATGATTCCGTCGGGATGGCCCTTGACCCATCCGCCGAAGGAAACCGTCAGCTGATTCTTGCCTGTATGGGTCACTATGCAGCCGATTCTCTTGAGATCGTCGGCGAACTGGTCTTCCTTAAGCTGACCCGTACGGAACAGTCGGAGCATACGTCCGGAAAACTTCTCCCTGACCGCCCATCTGAACATGAGCCACAGATAACGCGGACACTCGTGGCCGAGCATGGAGATGCCCATGTACGGCCTCGGTGTCTCGTCCTGGTGCTGTTCGTGCCAGGCGTCGATGAGTCCTGCCGTGATGTTCTTGTTCACGGGAATTTGGCTCATTTCTTCAGCCAGGACGGTTTTGCCGTAGTCGGAGCGGATGTCGGAGCGGGTGCCGAAGGCTGGGCAGCGGGAGCGGACGGAGTATAGGTTCCGTCGAATCTCTTGTAACCCTTGACGATGTTCGACTCGCCGAACCTCTCGTCTGCGGGACGGACGGCAACGTTGGCCTGGACGTGCTTGCCGATGAACGGATCGGTGTCGCACGGATCAATGATGCCGACTGCATCGGCAAGACCGATAAGCTGCTGTTTGCCGATTCTTGCGGCTTCCTGACTGATGTTGACGATGTTGAATCTGTCACGAACCTGTCTGCCTGCGTTCTCGCCCTCGCAGACACGGTATGTGAATTCGACATAGGTTCCACCCGATGAGGAACTCTTGACTTCTCCGTTGATGATCTCTACATGATACCAACCCGGCTTGAGAACTGCGAACTCGCTTCTGTTCTCGTTTGAATTAACCTGTGCAAAACTAGCCATATCAGGCCTCCTTTGTGAGATTGATCTTGATTGACGGACTTCCCGTCTTCGATGTGACAGCCTGGGCGAGAATCGTCTTCACGTCTTCGCCGAGGTTCTTCCATTCGGTTGCATTGACCTCTGCCTTCCACCTGAAGACACGGTCGGATGTGTATTCGGAAATCTGATTCTGCTGAATCAGTTCTCCGAGTTTGTCGGTGTCCACCTTATAGTCCCTGTCCACCGAGAACGTGACGAAGTTGTCTTCGTCTCCGTAGTGGACGGTCCCTTCCTTGGTTGCGTCATAGCCGAGAGTCTCCATGAGCCAGTTCTCGGCTTCCTTTCTCTGCTTCTTGAGTTCGGCTTCCTGGTCCTTGAGGCTCTGGATGTATTTCAGAGTGTCGAGGATGTCCTGCTTCTGCTCGTCCGTAAACGGTGTGAGATATTTGCTTGCCATATCTTCAACTCCTTATCTTGTCGATGATCGCTCCAAGGTTCGGCTCTTCCCACATGTCGAGTTTGCCGCTGCGGTCCTTGGCGACCGAGATTCCGTCAGGCTGCGTCAGGAGGATTCTCTGCGGAACTCCGTTCTGGTCCTTGACCATCTGATAGCAGAAGACCTCGTCGAACAGATACGGAATCTGCTGTGCAAGCTTCTGACCGGGCATGGAAGGTCCGTAGAGGATTCTTCCGCTCTCGTCCTGGATTCTTTCCTGCTTGGCGGAGAAATAGACGTTTCTTCCCGGAAGGTCACGGAAATTTCTCATCAGTTCGGCCATGATTTCCTGCATGTTGCCGTATGCTTTGCGAGGGTCCTTCTCCTTACCCTTCTCGTTGGAAAGGACGACCTCTGCGATCTCGCTTACCGAATCGAGGCAGACGCTCTTGTACTGCCTGCCCTCTTCGCTCTCGGCAAGCCAGTCATAGGCTTCCGCAAGGTCGTCGATGGTCTTGATTTCGATAACCGGGATGTCTACGTCGGCAAGGGAAAGAAGACCTGATTCCACGGAGAGGATTATCGGATTCGGAAGAGATGCACAGAGGCATGTCTTGCCGATTCCCGCCTGGCCGTGGACAAGGATCTTGATTCCGTTAGACGCATAGTTCTTTGTCGTTGTTCTGTTCATGATTCCTTACCCCCTTCTTGAAAACGACTCTTATCGACCACTCCATGCGTTCGCCGGACTGGTCCGTTGTGATCTGTGTAAGTTCGACTTCGGAGAATCCTTTCTCCGCACCGATGTCGCACAGTTTCTCGAAAAGCTGACCCCGAAGGTCATCCTGCTCTTCCTTGCTGATTGGTTCCGACATTTTCTGATTCCTTGTCTCTAGTGTTCGGAAGGCTGAAAAGAGAAGGGGTTGCACTATCTGTAGTTATTTGTTACAATAAAGACAGAAAGGCACTTCCGATCAATCACAGCCTTGTTTCGGGTTCCACGTTGGCGCGTGGAACTTTTTATTTGCTATGGATGCCTGCGGAGTCGAACCGCAGCGGTGGGGATGGCAATGTTCACGAACCTAAAGGGATTAATCACCGTTCCGACGCATCCGTGGTTTTCACTTGTTTTCTGGATTCACTACATGGGCAGAGACCCACTCGAAGATGTCCGATTCGACGAAATAGACTTTGCGTCCGAGTTTGAAGTGTCTCGGAGCCTTCCCTTCACGGACGAGCCTCTGTGCATGGGCGACGGAGACGTGCATGATCTCCGCAAATCTCTCGATTCCTACTGTCTCAGGCATTGTCGTCTCCGTTGATTTTTCTTGCGTATTC